TACGAATCCAAACTGCTGTGGATATAAATCAATCTCCTTTTTCATCTCCACGTTTTGCTTCTTTGATGATAAAGGTTATCGGTTCTGAACCCGCTCCCGTCACCTCTTGCCGCTCAACGTAACCGCGTGACTTGCCCTGCGTCTTCAGGAAGAAGATCATCGCAGTCGTGTCACCGTCCAGCGCCTTGCTGTATAACTTCGACTCCACGTTGTCAATCATCTTTTCGCGTGCTTCGCCCAGCTTCGCCTTGACCGTTGAATGTGAATTGATGTAGTTATACAAAGTCGTGCGACTAACATTCAGAGTACGCGCAACCATTGAGACGTTGCCCATCATCTCGTCAATTAGTCCTTTCACCTTGTCAACCGTCAATTTAGCCATTTTTTATAGTGTTCATTCTGTAAAATCAGAGCGGACGGGTCGGACTTGCACCGCCAGTTTCCTCATTGGATTGAGACGCGTTATCTATTTCGCCTCGCCCGCGTTTTGGATAAGGTTTGCGCAATGGTTCAATCTGTTTGCGCATTTCGTTATCAAGTGGCATCAAATACTTGTACTTTTCAGTAAGTTCTCTCGATTCACAAGATTTTCTTAAATTAGGATTCGTCTTGAAAGCTGTAAACATCGGGGTATCATTTCTCCATTGACCTCGCCAATAATATTGTTTTATTGCTGAAGAATTACCAACATACATCCAGTTCATAGCTTGATAAATAGACCCGTTATGCCCGACATTAGGGTCTGCGTAACTAACTAATAATCTCAAGTTTGGGCTTTGTAACTTCAATAGTTTTATAGCGATCGTGGCTATTCTGCTAACTGGCTCTTTATGCTTTGTTAAAGCAATTCTCGTCAATTCTGCACATTCTGTATGTGATAATCCATAAGCATCGCCTAAATAAGGCGTTATACTTTTTCCGAAAGTAATTGCTCCAATAAATGTTTCATCTTCCCACACGCCAATATATACTTGCCTTGATTTCGGCATACGTTTCGAATAATGCCAGTGCTCAACCGCATACTTTGCGGCTTCGTGGCTGCACCAATCAAGGTGTAAACTCATGCCCACACTCCGGACAAGTTACCTTTGCTTTTTCGTCGAGTCTGCCCTGCTCATCAATTCCAACTGGTTCAAAGTCAGGCGGTATAATTCCTTCTTTAGCACCTATTTCTGTGATAAGTTTCTGAATATTTTCATTGTCTGACTGTATGTCTCGAAACAGCTCATCCAACTTCTGCTTATCCGTTGCCGCCATTGCACCAATCGGGTCAAGTGTCGATAAAATCAAATCCTCTTCAGTTTCTTCCAAGTCCACATAAACCACCGGAATGGTCGTGTTGCCCTCACGCGCCGCAAGTTGACAGCGCAAGTGCCCGTCAATCAGGTTGCCCGTGCGCTTGTTGACAATAACCTGCTGCACCCACCCGACCTCTTCCAGCACGCCTTTTAGCGCGTCCTGTTGGCTTAACGGGTGAATCCGCCAGTTACGCGGATTGAACAGGATATTATCAAGCGGTTCTACACCGCTCCCGATTATGCGATTCTTGTACTCTGCCAAATCACCCTCGTCTTCTCGCACATTCGCCTGTACGTCCACAAACACTCACGCCCGCCGATGAAGTCAGTCACAAGGCTCACCGCTCCCGTTCATCGCGTCAAGGCGTGAAGTCAATTCGGCAACCTGCTTTTCCAGTTCCCGAATGCGATAAAGCCTTTGCACTTGAACATCAACTTTATATATTCCATTAGCTAACTCCCATAATCTCCAAGAATGTCTTTGAACGGGCGGCTAATTCCATAAGGTCTGAATACGATTTTTGCTTTGCGGTAAGCGCAAGGGATTGTTTTTGCATAAAACCATTGACGAAAACGCTAGTCGTTTTATTTGTTTTCATTAAATCCGTATACTCGATATTGCCGTCCTTCAAATAAGCGTTTAGATTAGCCTTATTCGGCTTGAATCCGGCAACTCCCACAACCCCACAACAACAAGTATCGTCCCCCATATTTCGCAACCTGTTTTCTCCCACATAAAAAGCAAGTCCGGCTTCTTTTGCGGCATTCTTGATTATCTCAAAATCTTTTCGCAATAAATCTACTGGATAACAATAATCGCCACCAACTTTTACAAAACCGTTATATTTCTTACTGCGTTTCATTCCTTCAATTTCTACGCCATAAACCCCAGCCTCTTTATACAAAGGCATATAAGAAGCCACTTCATCAGCAAGCCCCAGCGAATACGGCGATATTCTCACGATAAGCCTTTTTGTTACAGCGGCAAGTTTCGGCAACATTTCCAACCGCTCATTGAACGTAGGCGCACCTAATTCAAGCCGGTCGTATTTAGGCGACACCATTGATACTTGCGCAACCGCATTACACTCGCTCAACACTTCCAAATACTCCGGTTCAGTAATCAGCTTGCCTTTTGTTGAAAACACAAACGGGTATTGCGTTTCTGCTAAATATTTCAAACATTCTAAACTTTTTTTATGCAACTTCTCCGCAGGCTGAAAAGGGTCGCTCATGCCGCCCCAATGCAAAGGGATATCCCAGTCGCACCAGTTTGTTTCCGTTGTTCTTTTCCCCTCGACAAATCGTTTTAGTGACGCAAGACTTTCATCAAACTCGATTTTTGTAATATCTGTTTTCTTTTGCGCAAAACAATATGAGCAAGCGTGCGTACAGCCTTTATAAGTATCAAATCTTACAGGCAAGTCGCATAGCACTATTTGAGAGCCACATCTAGGCATTTTTCAGCACCTCTAAGAACAATGCGCAAGCCGTTTCCATGCCCACGCTTTTAACAAGTACTTTTATTTCTTCAATTATATCTCTTTTATCCGTTAGCGTTACTGAACCATACTCCGAATCGCCGTCTACAGCACCGCTAAAACTATCCACCAGCGTGTCAGGGTCGAATTGAAAACCGGATAATTTTTCCCCCATCTCCGCCATCATCGCTTGCACTCGCTCATCATCAGATTGTACGCTTGCCATCAATTCTTCTAACTTTGCCTTATCGCTTGCCGCCATCGCTCCCAAAGGGTCAAGCGTCAACAATACCAAACTTTCCTCATCAGGCGATAAATCGACATATTTCACAGGCACGGGCGTTTCGTCACCTTTGCGTAAGGCTAAGCTAATCCGCAAGTGACCGTCTACCAACGTTTCAACATTCTGGTCTGCTCCCCATTCTTCACCAGTCCGCTTATTCACGATAACATCTTGAACCCAGCCTACTTCATCAAGAACGCCGCCTAAACTTTCCTGCTGATTTTTGGGGTGTATTCTCCAGTTAGCCTCGTTTGCTAAGAACCATGATGCTGGTTTATTGTCATAGCCAACGATCCGGTTATTCCAGTCTGCTTTATTCTTACTCAAAATGCTTCTCCAATCCCATGTACTCCAGAATGAAGTTATAAGCCGTCAACCAGTCATAAGCAACTCTGCACAAATAACCCTCACTGCTCGCAAAGTCACCAAATTCCACCTGCTCCGGCGTTAGCTTGTTGCTGCCAAATTTCATTTCAACAAATAACCCGTGATAACCACCTCGCGGGTAGGGTGCGCATAAATCCCAGACGCCTTTTTTCAAGCCCTCACGCTTCATCTTATTCTTTTGCGCGGGGGTGGAATAAAACCCGTTTGGAATAGCGAATACCCACTTGCACTCGGGGTGCAACGCCAGTGCCTCGAATAATGCTACCTGCTCGTTATGTTCACTCATGTACCGCCTTTCCTGCAGCTGCGCCTTTGCGTATGCCTCGTTCAGCCTGCGTTGATTACTACTTCGATTCTTCATCACTTGTTTTGTAAGTGAAGATTATCGGCTGCACCTTATCCGTCATACTACGCAATAACCATAACGGGCGGATAAGCGGATATTCGTCCTTGATCCCCAGTGCGTATAACATCTTCAACCACCAATAACGGAGTTCGTAATATAGCCAACGGGGGTTCATGCCTGTTCCATTTCTGCTAAATATCGCTCTACCACTGGGCGTAACAAATCGCCTAACGCCTTCAAGCGTGTATACTCCGAATTGCGTAAGCGGGAGATAAGCGATAACAATGCGCCAGTCAGCGCGTCCTCTGTTTGCGGGTATTTCGCCGATTTTAATTTACTGGCGTTCCAACCCTCGTCAATGCACATCTCCAGTAGTTCAATGTCAGCGGGTTCGTTCGGGTCAGTGTTTCGATATATCGTCCAATCCAACGCCTGATACGTTTCTCGGTGAACAAGCGTCCACGTTTCAGCAACGCGCGAGTAATCATAAAGCGTACTGGCGGATACATTCAACGCACCCGCCAGATAGTTAATCACCTGTGCTTTGTTGCCATGCGCCGCAATCAAATCGTTTAGCGCGTCACCAATTAGAAATTGCTTATCTCTCACTTCTTCAAACAATCTGATGAATGTCTTGACAACATCATCCGATAATGCAAAGTTCGTCATTGCGCTCCTTTCCAGTTCTTCATTCTACCACATCTCGTTCTGGAACGAAAACTTCACTTGCAATTGCTTCATTCTACGCCGATAACGCTCGCACTCCTCGTAGCGATAACGATATTCCAAATGCGGGCAGTGACTGTCTTTTGGGGGAGAAACGCATAATCCGGTATATTCATCATGCCTTCTCCAGTGTGCGCAATCCTCGCAGTGGGCGTTCATTCGTCCACTTCCGGCAACTCCAGCCAGTGTGTTAACGCCTCTTTCAAGCGTTTGATTTCAGCCTCCAGTGCTGAAATGTAAGCCTCAATTTCGCCGTGAGCTTTGCAGGCGGTGTATGCCGTTTCGTTCGTTCCGTCTCGCTCATTGTCATATACTGCGTTCGTATAACGGGCGAGTAATTGAATTCCTTTTCCACTCATGCTCATTTCGTTCACTGCTTCCTTTCCAACTGTTTCATTACTTTTGTGACTTCGATAATAATAACTTCATCGTTTTCTTTCAGCCACAATTCCTTTTCCAGTTCCTGCGCTTTTTCAATTGCGTCATCGTAATTCGTGAATTCATATTCCTTACGCTCCTTGTAACCCAAAAGCGTACTGCGATAAACACGAACGAAATATTTGCGCTGCGTTATCGGGTGTTTGAATATCTGAAGTCCCATCTCATGTCCTTTCTAATCTGATTTTGTTCAATTTCGAATAAGGTAAGTTCAGCGTGTCTGCTGAAAAGCGTTTGCCGTTTGTGTCATCAATATCGCCCGCCTTCCAATGCTCACTCGCGGGGTGGTTTATCATCTCTTTCCTGCCAATCCATCCACATAGCCAAACTATCGTGAAATCCGCAATCGTGCTCATGAAGTAATACACGTCAGCTTGACAGTTCCGCAGTTGATAAGCGTAAATACTGGCATCTAATCCGTAATGCGGCGGCACTTTGCGCAGTTTGCATTTCACGTCAATTTTCTGATCCCGATACCAATAATCCCATCGCAAGTCAGTGGAGCGTTTAGCAGTGGGATACATCCGCTCAAAAACAATCTCTCCCAGTATTCCGGCAAGACGTGAATCCCGTTTCGCAACCTGCGTTTTCTGATTCAGTGTCGGAGCAACTGGGCATAAAATCTTATACCGCCTCTCCATCTCCCATAACATGTCAGGCTCGGTTGCGATTGCGTTCATTCCGTTCTGTACTCGTATCATCATAGCCCGTTCCCTTTCGATAGCGTGCCCCCTTCACGCCCTGCGACCTATATCTTGTCAATGTAAGCGGTTAGTTTTATCGCAAGCTCCGCTCTCGATATTTCTCCCATTCCGTAAAAGCTGCCAATATACTCCAGCCACTGAAACACGAACCAAGCCTTCAACCGCTCGAATTCACCGAACTGTTCCCAAATTGGCTTGACACTCTCAATCTGACTGCCAGTTTCGTTTGCTATTAACTCGTTCAGCTTTTCCATGGTTGTCACCTACCTTCTACGAATACTGGCTGATCCCATCGCACTTGTTTTCCGGAATTGTTCGATTTCGGGGTGCGCAACCATGTAACCTTCAAGCCCTTTTGTATCCCATGTCGCGCGTGGTTTGGAATACACCACCATCATGGTGTCGGATTTGATTGTCTCCTCAATTTGTACCGCCGAATGCTTCAATATGATTTCCAACTGTTCGATTTCAGTGTTCAGCTCCAATAGTTTATCTCTGAATTCCGCTTCAATATCAGCAAGCGTTGCCTTCACTTCCGGCGGGATTGCTTCGTCAATTAGCCGTGCTTTTTCACGGGAGAGCATGTCAACTCCGATTTTGTAGTCATCCAGTTGGTCGAGTAATTCCTCTGCCTGTTTGATGATTTCTTCTTTGTTCATTTTTGTTCCTTTCATTTCTAATTTTATCTAAGCGCCAAACCGGTACCAAACTCAGTAACTGACCATCGCCTTCCGTCTTTTATTGAGCGGTGCAGCATAAGCAAATGATTAGGGCACAAAGGCTCTAAAATGCGTTCAGCGATAACCTGCTTAATGCCATTCTGTGTTAGAACATTGATTTTGTATTTTTTTGCCATTATTTCACCTCTTTCCAAATCTCATTGATATATCCGTCTTTTTCAATAAAGCTTTTTACAATGCGCACCAAATCATCGCTCCGGCTTTCCAAAACCTTGTTCAGCTTATCAATTGCCGCTTGACGTGTTGGAAGTCCAGCGCAAACCGCTCGCCCACTCCCAAATTCCGAAATAGTCCACGTCTTCGGATCGGACTCGTTCCTGTGGAGCATGAAGATATAGTTTGGCAAAATTTTGGTTTTGACTTGTTCAGCAACAGTCGGGACTAATTTCGTTATAACCCCGTTGGTAATGACCATGTTCATTTCGTATTTTTTAGCCATTTTTTCACCTCTTCATAGTTTTCTTCGAATGTCTCTGAACCGACAACGAGATAATAATCGTCATCCATTTCGTAAGGCTTGACGATCCAATCAGTTGGCTCGATTTTATAGTTGCCGTGAAGTGTTTCGTGAATTTCAAACCGTGTTGAAGGGGGCAATGTGAGTAACATCATGTAACTGCAAAATGCGTTCCCTTTGTTTTGGGCAACCCACCTGCTGATCTCCTCATGATTGTTCCCGTTATACTGCATGGCTTCAATTCTTATCTTTTTGCGATATTGTTTTGCGCTCATTTCTTTTTCCTTTCGTGCAAGTAATATCTAATCACACTGCACACCGTAACCGAATAAGACTTATCCAGCGCTATCAGGTACTCCCCGAATTCCAGTGCTTCCTCTTTGGTGTCGAAGAGCGTCATGTTGTACCCGCTTTCGGGCTTATCGTTCCAAATTACGACGAAAGGGCTCATTCCGCCACCTTTTGCTTCCTAAAATTCTTACAAGTTTCGTGGTTGAGGGTTATGACAACGCGTTGAGTAAACTTGCCGCACCGTGCGAGTATCATTTTGTCACCTCTGACGGTACTGGCACTGGCAGCCATAATTTATAAACTTTGGGCAAGGTTGCGCCAAAACTGCCCCCCCACATACGGGGGTCATATCGAAATTTGTAAACCCATCCGGTATTGTCATGACCAACTGCAAGTATCTGTTGACCTTCTTTTGGCGGTTCAGTTTCAATGTTTCTCCACCGCATTGCCTCTTTCAAGGTGGCGTTTTCGGCTTTCAACTCGTTAATCTCCGCGCGTAATTTTTCTTCAGTCATCATTCAGTTCCTTTCTAAAACCGAATTTCTTCATCATCAGCCAGTGGATCAAACTCCACATCTTCTGGCTTATCATTCCAGCCACAGAAACTGCAGGCGATCCATGTTTCAATGTCAGTACCAGTTCCTGAGCTATCGTAGTGCAATGCGGTCATGCCGCACATTGGGCAGGTGGGGTTAGTCATTGTTATTCCTTTCACTCACTGTCCTCACGCTCCTCATACACAATTTTTGCGTTCTTCCCAGTGTGCAACCGCCACACCTTGCCGTCAAACGAGGGCACTAATCCGTCATCCCACAGCTTGACAGCGGGCGTGAAGTCGTGTTGGTACGGGATGTCTAAGAAACTGCTAACATATGCCCCGACCGAATCCCAGACCGAATCCCAGACCGAGTACCCGAAAGAAGCCTCGACCGAATTCCAGACCGAGTACCCGAAAGAAGCCTCGACCGAATTCCAGACCGAATCCCAGACCGAATCCCTGACCGAATTCCAGACCGAATCCCAGACCGAATCCCTGACCGAATTCCCGACCGAATCCCAGACCGAATCCCTGACCGAATTCCCGACCGAATTCCCGACCGAAGCCCTGACCGAAGCCCTGACCAAATTCCCGACCGAAACCCTGACAGAAGCCCTGACAGAAGCCCATGATTTCAACCAGTCAATCTGTTCGTCGGTCACACGTTCTACTGCCGGAAGTTCAAACGGTTTGACAATCGGCTTGATAATAAGTGGCTCG